TGTTTATATACTGCTCTCCAAAAACCAGGGTTAGTGTTACCTATGTTATTGTTAGTAGAACTGTAATTAAAAGTAAAACTGTTTGTTGTGTCGTAGAATGAATAGTCTGTATAGTCTGCGTTACCTACAACTGCAAGCCAATCAATAAACTCTGCAATCATACCCTTGTCTAAAGCCGATTTAGGAATACCTGTATTTCTATTGGCGCCACCTACAAAATCGTGCAAGTCAAATAATGCTGGGTCGTATTTTACTTTTAAGTTATTATAAATTCTTTTTTCTAATTCAAGTAATAACTCATCTCTAAAATCACCATATGCTACAAAAATACTACCGTCATGTCCTTGGATAACTTCTGTTGGTGTTTGGTATGTGTTATCAATAAACTTACTAGGAGCATATGCTGGATACAATCCTAACTTAGTTGGAGTTTCAGGAATAAATGAACCATCAGTATTTTCATATTCGTATACTGTAATAACATCATTAACAGTTAACACTTTTAAGAATTTTATAAATCCTTCAAAGCCTACTTCAAATTCGTAGTCGTCCCCGTGAGTCAATAACGCATCGTTGCGGTATACACTAATTGCTGTATTAGTTGGAGTTGTTAGGCTGAAGTCTGATGTTAAACTATAATATGCTTGATCAGCATCATAAACTTTGTGTGTAATAACATTACTAATTCCATGACCAATCATATCACTAAAGTAAAATGGCATGTCATTAGTCTTATTAAGATTTAATGCTGATAATACTTTATCAAAGTGTACTCTTGTTTGCCCGTCAAACCCTAAAGTTTCAGCAGTTTGTAAAAATGTTCTTCTAAACTTGCCGTATTCTTTTCTTCCAAATTTAAGTGCTTTAATAATATTTGCATTCTTATCAGTTATATGATATAGTGCAAGGTTGGTTAATCCACTGTGCTGTGTAAATCTATGACCGTACGCTGATAAGTTTCCTAGATCTCGTAAATTACTTGTTCCTGGAAAAGTTCCTGTCCAGTCATCTCTGTATTCAGTGATGCTTTCAACATGGTCGTTAACTTCGCCTAGTGTAAAAGAAGCAATATTTTCGTTTTTAGGATTACGTTCAAAGTTAATTGGAAATTCATAAACACCGTTACTATTTTTTGTTGTAGCACTATTAGTTTTAATTACTACGTTGTCGTGTTCTTTTAGATCCTTTGTAAATGTAACATATGCTACACCATTAATTCTATTAATAACAAAGTCTGTAAGTTCAAGTTTACGTTTGTCGTTAACATATGCTCTTACCCATAAATCATTTAGGTCGCCGCTTCTGTCATAAACATCAATAGCAAAATCATTAAACTGTGTAGTTACAATATACTGCCTATTAACAAGCTGTTTACTTTCAGCACTACCTTTAGTCCATCCACTTACATATGCAAATGTTTCTCTATCAGAATATTGTCTTAGTACACCCTTGTCAGAATTAACACTTACTACTGCATTGTTTTCTTGATACGTAAACGTACTGTTTAGTAAGTTAAAATCAAATTCAATATCGCCAGTGTTTTGTAACGCTCTATAACTTATTGGAAATCCTAGTTCTACATCGTTAGTGCCTGTTCCTTGTTTATAGCTAAAAAGTTTGTTACCAGTAAAGGTTGTGCTTTTATATGTTGTTGCGTTAGAATACGTAACACCATTGCTATCAAACAAATCAAACATAGGAGTTTGGTTAATTGCTGTCTTTTCTTGTGCTAGACACCATTTAGTTCCATCGTAATACCACATTTTACCTTTGTTAGTAGTACCAGATTCAACTAACACTACTTCATTTAATAATGGTGTTGTATCAGTTTCTTCAATTAAACTAATCTGTCTAACATTGTTGTGTGTAATATATTTTATTTTGAAAATCTTGCCTGACACAAAGGAATCTGGATCAGCAGTAAACAATACACGCATGTCGTCTGCAACTTCAACATCGTCAATGTTGTAACCTAACGCACCTTCAACTGTTGAAAATACATCAGTAGTATAAGTATCAATTAAGTCTACATTTGTTTTTGCATATGTACCAAACTTGTAAAGTTTAATGTTTTCATTAAATTCAATAATAGGACGTTTAGCTCTATTTGCTTGATCAATTTCAGGTATAATACCATTAATAGTTGCAGTAGCTTCAATAACAGTTTTATGTGTCCATCTGTTATACCTTGCCCACGGATTTAAATCATTACTTGACTTGTTCATACAAACATAATCTTTAGATCCTGCAAAGCTGTTTGCATTACTAAAAGGAAGTCTATCAAATGCGTCTGAATCAAATGGTACAGGTTTATCTGTAGCATAAGTTCCTGGTATCATAACATTTTCGTCTGATACTAATTTAATCTTTTCGCCAACACCTTCAACATACCACTCGCCCTGTGCATACTTTGCAGGAGTAACTGTACCTTGGAAATATAGCTTCATTCCATTGGATAGTTTATATCCATTTGACATTGTATATTCTTGTTTGCCAATGATTTCTGCATCAACATCAATTGAACTATTTTCTACAACATCGTAAATTTTAATTAGTCCACTGGTATTAATATCGTTTCCGTTAATATAGTATAATGTATCCGGAGCATTAATATCTACTCTAAAAGTAATTGTTCCAATGTCTGTTGTTTGTGTACTGTCGTCAATACCGTCAGTATACAGTACTTCTGAATCTAAACTTCTTTGCGTTCTAAAAGTTAAAGGCATACCAGGAGTATTAAGAATAAACGTATATGTTTGTCCTCTAAATAATTTTAATGACGGATTCTGTGTTTTGCCATCTGGTGAAAATACATACGCTGTGTTATCAAGATTGTCTTCACTTGTAACTGTAAATGTACTATCAATGTCTTTGGCTTGGCCAGCAACACCAATACCTATTGGACCATTTGGTAACCAATAGTATTCTCTAAAGTTTGTAAACTTGTCCCAATTAACATGTGGGTTCCAAGCATAGTACTCTTGTCTGTTTAATACACTATCGTTTGAAACTGTGCCGTTGAACGCTTTAATCTGATTTTTATAATCGTTGTAGTCTTTATAAAACGTAACGTTGTCTAATTCATCTTGAATAACTGTAGCAGGTTCAAATTGATAATTTTCTCTATCAGCATTTACATCTGAAACATAGTTATCACTGGCTGTTCTAGCCTTGGCAATTCGTCTACCGTAGTATGCTGATATTTTTTCAGCAACGCCTGGATTTAAAAGCTGATCTAATGTAGCACTTAGAAATTTCTTATTAGAATCTGTTCTAAAATACTTAGGAAGATGGTCTGCACTAGTTCGCTTCGACTGATTTGCACCTACTGGAAGAGCGTTATCAGATTGATTATCATTAAAAGCCATTTAGACTATTCCCCATTAATAGCCACTACTGTATGTAGTGCCACTTGTAATTCCGTTGCTTGTTGTCGTGCCTGATGCAGTAACAACAGTTCCTGATGCTTGTATTCTACTTGCGGTAATAGCATCAATAACTGTAATGTCATCAACTGTTGCTCCGCTAATAAAAATTTCGTCTGCTTCACTTCTTATTTCAAATAAACTACCAAACGACTGTTCAGTCTGCCTTGGTACAATGATTAAACTTACTAAATCTGGTGAAACTTGATTCATTACATATGTGCTTAGTTCAGTGAAGTAAAATGTATCTCCAAAGTCCCAATTCTCAAGTGCAAAGAATTCGTTAATTGCTGTAATAACCTTTGATTTAATATCATTGTCATTTACAACTTGTTCTGAATTTTTTACAATTTTAAATGTTGCCTGCATGTTTGTTTCTGCTTTTGCACCAAATAGTACTTTGTATTTAACTGGGTGATATATAACTTCGTCACTAATTGACTTAATTTTATTAATCTCTGCTCCGTAGCTATTAAACAAATTATCACTACTTGGAGGTAAAGGTAACGCTGGTGTTACTCCTCTCAAATACTGTCTAAACGATGCATCATATTTCTTTGTTAATAAGTAACAATCATTAATGTTTGTACTACTTGGATCAATACGATTATCATCATCTGCTGTATGCACATAATGGAACTTTAATTTGTCTCTGCCTACGTAGGCTTTATAGTCTGTTGTTTGTGTTAACAATCCTGTAGTTGCATTATACTTCTTAAACACTTCTGTGCTTACAACATAAAATACTTTTCCAGTTGGCATACCTGATAGCTGTATAAACCCATCGTTAGTAACTACTGTAATATTTTCATCAGCATTGTCACAATATTTAAAATCTTCAATGTTATCAGATGTTATATATTTCTTTAAGAAAATAAACTTTGAGTTAACATTAGTTGTTGGAGAAATTAATACGTTAAATGTATCAGGATCATCAACTACCGAATCATCATCAGTATCAAAGAATCCAACTTCAATCTTTTTACTATCAATGTACCCTTCTGGGTCTCTGTATTCTTTAACAATTTGCCAAGGATAATCACTACTAAATGGTGCAGTACCGTCTGGTAAAGTATTAATAGATAATACGCTAATTTTATCTTTAACAATTTGCCCTGTTTTATTATCGTAAATTTTCTGTTCGCTATCGTAGAAGAATCTAATTTCTTCATTGCTTTCAAATACGTATCTTAGTCCTCTATAACTAATAGTATATGTTGCTCCGTCAGTTTCAAACAATAATAACCAACTTGCATCAAGTTGTTGGTTTGTAATATCACCTGTTTTACCTGTACTAAAATTACTTGTAATATCTAAATTATTTTCTGTAACTAAACGCCACTGTCTTAAATTAGCATCGTATCTTAACCCAAATGTTCTGTATGCAAACACTTGATCAATTAACTGGGTCTTAATGTCAGTTACTAATGCCTTACTAAACTTTGGTCTAATTTCCGCTAGTACTGCGTTAGCTGGAATAATATCATTAAATGCAATTGGTCCAGTACCGTCAATATTGTTTGTTCTGCCGTCACCTGCAACACTTACTACTTTTGTCCAAACGTAATCTGTTGCATTGGTTGGTAATATACTACCCGTTCCTAGTGTTCCGTTGCTGTTAAAGTATTGGCCTGTTGGTGCTACAAATTTAATTAAACTTCCTGGTTCAATAAATCGTAGTCCACTACCAGTAAATGTTCCAACTTGATATGTAGCATCTTGTGAGTCTAAAAACTTACCCGTACTATAATTTGTTGCTGTAGATAGTTGTGACCATTTTGCTTGTAAATCTGCAACTAGGACCTTTGGAAACTTATCAAGGTAATAGTTAATTACAGATGTTTTTGACAACAGTGGTGTAATTATATTTTCAATAGTTCCTTCAACATCTGTTCTAGTACTAAATGTAAACTGTTCTTTACTTTCTGTTAATTCTTTGTAAAGAAGACCGTCTGTTCCAAACAAACTAGTATTTGAATATTTTCCTGTAGAATCTAATAAGTCGTAATACCTACTAATTCCACTTGCGGATCTATTAACAGTTTTAACTTTAATAATTTCTTGGCTAATACCTAGTGGTGCTACTTGGTAGTCTTCACCAGTTACCATTCTATTTTGTGTATAATAAGTTGACGGAGCGTTTGCTCTAATACTTGCGTTAGTTTCGCTTCTACTTGCATTGTCAACTGTGTACTTCAAAGAAAATGCTAAATTTAGTGTTTCAGAATTTCCTGCTTTAGATATGTACGGAACTGCTACAGAAATATTTGTTAAGTCTTTAGGAACAATATTAAACGAATCATTAGCACTACTTCTATAGTATGCTCTAAATGCCCCTTTAGGAAGATTACCAAATACTCCGTCACTAAAGATCATATCAATTGCATCTTGTGTTTTTGTTAATACAGCAAAAATGTTTCTTTGATTTTTTCTTGTACTATTGTAAACAATGTTATTACCTTCAACAGCATCAACTTTAGTCCATAACTCGTCCTCTGCACCAATTGAATTTAACTTATAAAGCCAAACATCATCGTTGTTGACATCTATTGAATCAATACTTACAACTTGGTTAGTGCTAGGCGTGTCAATGTTAAATGCCCCTGTATCAATAACTCCCTGACGGAAGTGTGCAAAAAATCCTGCGTTAGTTGATCCTGGTCCTCTGCCATCATCTCTAAAAAGAAATCCTAAACTGTTTCCTGGTAATGGTGCTTCTTCTGAAATTACACCGTTACTAACATCTGTAGAAACAATCTGAAACTGTAAACTTCTACCATCAACGTTTTTACTAAAAGTATAAACAGGAACATCAGTATTGGAAGCGTTAAATCTGTATTGGTCTGTAGGTACACCTTCTACTGAGTCTTTTTTAATTGGTTTACCAAACTGCGAATTTAAAGGCAATGCGGCATTTAGTACTCTTTCAAACTGCTCTCTCCAAGTAGCGTTACTTGGGTCGTTCCAAATAACTGATTGGCTAGCTACATTTGTTCCGTTGCTATCAATTACATCTTCTGTAGTTGAAACACTTTCCATTTTAAGCAATCCGTTAGCTGGTTTATTACGCTTAGGATTATAAGAAAGTAAACGTGCTAGTCTTAGTACGCTTTCTCTACGAGATGCAAGTTCTAAAAAGTTTTCTCTAGCATTTAAGTCAACACGGAAAGCAACGTTTTGTCCTAGGAAAGCAATAAGGTCAATAAGTGCCAAGTATTCACTTGATTCAATGTAATCGTTAAAGTCCTCAGGATAATTTTCTCTGAGGTAATTAATCATAGTTCTGCGTAAATTATCAAAATCGTATGATTTAAATTCAGCATTACGGAAAGACTGATAGACCTTGGCCCAATCCTCCGCTATTAGTAATCTGTTCTGTCTATCTGTTGACGCCATTTGTTTGCTTTCCTTAGTATAGTACTATTTATTGTATTGCGTTAAGTGTGTACTTAATTCACTCCCGCACTCTCGTCAAATGTTAGACGCATCTTTTCACTGATATTGTAAGGCAAATATGTTAGATCACAGTCGATAATAATACCACTCTCGTATGAATCAATAACAATTTTGTTAACAACTATTCTTGGATCTGAATTTACAATCTGTTTAACATTTTCAGCTATTGCTTCTTCCATTGACGGTGTCATTGGTTCAAAGATAGCGTCCCATATAATTGTACCAAACTCAGGATTTTCTAGTTTTTCCCCTTGTCTGATATGAAAATGATTTAATAAATCTTGTTTAATTAACCCAATGTCATATAACGTCTTACTTACGTTTTCTGGGTTAACAGTACTAAGCCCTCTATAGGCACGATTAGCAGTTGCCGGGTTACCCGGGCTACTAGATGATGTAACTGTAATATTTTTATATAATTCGCTTGCCATAGTACTATATTTACCTTAATTTTTATCCATTGGTTTTACTGTCTTTATTAAACGTATCAGGAATTCTAGGCGTTGGTTTATCATTCTTAGTTGTAAAATTATTGTCTCTATCTGTAGCAAACGGCTTGTGTGCTGTAGGATTTAAATTTTCATGCCAACCCCATGGTTCATGTTGTGGAACACGCTGTACTAGTACCGGTGATTCCTCTCCTGGAACAGTATGTGTATTCAATGCACTAACTGGATCAGCTGTTGCGGCTGTTGGACCATTCATATGAATGTTTGATGCTGTTTCTGTATGATTTCCACCACTATTAAAGTCTGACGTTGTTCCTGCTGTGAACTTGTTTGCACTACCTGTGTTTAAATCAAAGTTAGTTGATGTTGTAATTTTTCCGTTTGCACCGATTAATATGTTTGTGTCAGCACTTGACTCTATTTGTATTTTTCCTTTGCCAGCTTTTGTTCCTGTGTAATTTCCACTTGCTTTTAAGTACAAGTTAGCACCAGCTTCAATTGTAACATTACGGTCTGCTGTAAAGTTAAAATCATTCTTAGTGTGCATACTAATACTATCGCCGGCATATATATCAACTTTGCCATCGCTTGTAAGTTCAATCCAACTTGTTCCTCTAGCATTACCCACATAAATTAAATCTTCACTATTATGTAAAAGTATTTGATGCCCTGTTCTAGTACGCACACGGAATAATTCGTTGTGTGGAAGGTCTGGCTTACCATCAGTTTCATTAGCCATTACATCAGCATACTCTGGAGGACCATCTTTGGCTGTAGTTTTTCTTAAAAATTTATCATCGCCATCATCTGCTACAAGTGATGTGCCGCCAAGTCTTGATTTAAAGACATCGGCATTTCCTTCTAATGTTCCTATTTTTGTTTTTGGAGCACCTGGGCGTTTGTCAATTGGTCCTGGAGTATTAAATCCAAAGACTGCACTAGGAACTTCTCGTCTAGCACTTGATGTTGTAATGCCTCTTGCTTCGTCAAAAATTAGACCTTGCTCAATAAGACCATTTGTAAAATCTTCTTGGAACGGTTTTTTAAACTTAGTTGGGTCTTGACCTAAACCTGATTCAGTTTCTTTGTTATACTCTGTTACAGGTAATTTTGCACCCTGCATTTTTTCAGGTTCAGTTTTTGTAGTGTGTGATGTTGCGGCATTTCCCGGAACTGCAAAATTTGAATATCTATCTTGTACACACCCTAACCAATAACATTGGTTGGGATTACCTTCTGCAAAAATTATAAGAACCTGTGTTCCAATATCAGGCGGAATCATCCACATGCCATAACTTTGTTGTGAATCTCGGTACCCGTCATTTTTTGTTACTCCTGCTCTTGGAGTTTGCCCTGTAAATGGTGACAAATATCTTGCTTGATACATTGAGCCGTTTGCAAAGTTTGAGTTACCTGTTGTTGTAGTTTTTAATAACTGAACTTGTAAAGTTCCCATATATTCAGAATCAACAAAACTAACAACCTTAGCAAGATATGGTCCAGGGAACATTACCGGAACTTTGTGAACTGATACTTGATCTATTAATGGACTATACATTATCTCTGCATTCCTCTACTGGAGTTTGAACTGTTAGTAAGTGTAGTAGTTTTATCTGCACCACCTTCCAAACTTGCACCAACCTTTTCTCCAGCTTGTTTGTTTTTGTAGTCAAGCTCTGCTTGATTGTTCATTCTTAGTAACGTTAGCATTTGTGTAAATTTTCCGCTATCAAATGTATGTTTTACTTCATTAACTTTATATAATCCACTAAACTGTCTAACTGTCACTCCATCAGTTTCTGATTGTACTGTTGGAAATTCTATAGTTGAACTACTAGAACTATAATCGTATGGTGTTTTAAAATTCAATCGTACAAACTGTTGAGAACGTACATGATCTATTTGACCATCTGCGTCTTGGTACCAAGTTGATCCTTCTGCTGATTGGTAATTGCCTGTTCCGCTATCACTTAAGAAATACGGATCTCCCATAATTTCTAATTGTACTTCAACCAAGTCTAATCCGCTGTTAACAAGTGCTTTATGAAATGTTCTTGCAATTACTTCTTTAGTGTCCGAAGGTACTGCTCGCATACCTGATGTAATAATTTCAATATCAGATTCAAGAGTTGATTTAAGTGGTACTATTGGTTTTTCTTCCTTGCCTGCATCAGCCACTATTTTTTTTGATGTATCTTCTTCATTGGCAGTTGCCGAATCACCAGCATTTTGTGCTGTACTTGTGTCTCCCGCTTGATCTCTTGGAATTGGTGTTAAAAATCTTGCGTTAAATGTTAAATCAAAGTTTAAAACATTTTTGTTTTTGCCTGTGTACAAATAATTGTATTCTCTTGCAATATCATTTATTGGAGCCTCTGGAGCAATATCTCCTGGAGCCATCCAAGTACTAGCATGTACGGCATAAGGTATCACTTTAAAAATGTATATAAACGGTGGACGACCTTTGCGTTGTTCAATTCCGTCAATTGGAACTTGAAATACCATTGTTGAAATACTAAACCAATCACGGTATCCTGCAACCTGCTTTGACTCAAGCATCTGTTTTCCGTATTCGCTCATTAATACTAGTTCTTCAATAATGTTATTGATCTTAGTACCTTTTTCAAATTTAAATGCACGTTTGTCTGCAGGGATAGTGTTTAGTTTTAGTTCATATGTCTTTTTAATTGGATCATACATTTGGTCCATTGGTAACGGTTGTACTTCACCTGATTGTAATGCCGTAGAAACTAATTTCGACCTACCAATTGCATTCATTTCATCTTCTTTTAGACTCTGTGCTAATTGTGCTTGTACACCTTTACCGGATTGTATTTTAATAGTTTCGACTCCGGAAATTTTTTCTAAGAACCCAGACATATCGTCTACGGCTTCATTGTCAGAGTTTAATTCGTTAATTTGTATTTCGCTTGCCCTACGTGCCTTAGCACTTTGTAGTGCATTCTTAGGTGGAAATAATATAATATATTGATCAGCATACTCATTATCATTACCTTCTTCTCTTTTCATAAGAGTGCTATTAAGAATTGCTGTTAAACTTTGTTCTCCACTTTGTAATACTTCTTGCAGATCATTCCCAACAAGTTGCACATCAGTTTGAAGTTGTTGTACTGAATTTTTATTAGCAGATGCTCCTGCTGATAAAAATGTAAGTTCATATGTTGTTCCGCTACCGTCAACTGTCATACCTGCTTCTGTTAACTGTACCGGCATCATACGTTTGGCGGCTCTTACCGTTTGGTTATCGCCAGTATAGCCTACAAATTCAACTGATATCAAAAACGTTGCTTGTGTGTAGGTATGATGACCTGCCATATTTGCCGCAACTTGTAACGCTTCTAAAAACTGTCCCATACTATAAGGTTCAATTACTTTAAAACTGCCTCTGTGCAGTTGTACAGCACGAGTAGTAGAGTTATATCCAATTATTGAGTCTATATCCAAGCCGTCAATATAATATTCAACTCTGCCGCCTTCTTTTTCCAAAGACGTCATTGCTTTTCTTGCACCGAGGTTTCTAGTTCCTCCGCCACTTTTAATAATAACAACTTCTGGTTCGCTATTACCATTCATATAGGTGTTGTCAGGATCTAATATTTCTTCAGTAGTTAAACAGTAAAGACCAAACATGTAGTTCATTGAAGTGAACTGTTCGAGCTCATTAGACTGAACACTTTCTCTAATTTTGCCGTCACCTTTTCTAGTTTCAGTTTTACCTGTGCCAGTTGGTTCTACTGTTGCAGACGATTGTTTATTAGTTGGAGTACCAAACTGTGCCTGTGATCGTCCTGGGCTAAAGCCAAACCTACCCTGGCCTATGCTTATACCGGACCCTGAGTTATTTCTAAATTCGTTAAAGTCGTCAACGGCTGTAGCACCTAGCTCAACTGTTTGTGTAGTAAAGTCTTTTTCTGCATCAATGCCGCCGGTTTTTTCACCTTCAGTTGTCATCTTATACCCCTAGTCTATCTGCAATAGCTGATGCTTTTGGTAGATAGATTTTAGTGCCTACTTTTAAATCGTATATTGGATCTTTAATAGTGTCCATGTTACGTTGTGCAAATACCCACCATAGTTTAGGACTTCCATACATATCATATGCTAACAAGTCTGGTCGATAATTGTATTGCGGTTCTATTTCATATAATACATCATCTGGTGATGCAGGTATAGTGCGAATTCTCATTAAGTCTAAATATTCGCCGCTTTGGTTATCAGGTGTGTTAAACCAAGGACTTGATGAACCGTAATTAGTTGCCATTAAATAAATCCTTTTCCGTTTTTAATATAGTCACCGTTTACATATTTCTGTAAACTAAACTGTTCAATTTCTCTTCTACTGTATATAGGTTGTACTGTTACTGTAATTAAACTCTGTGTTGGTGCCCAGCTTACCCCGTTTCGTGATGATGTAACAGGTTTGCCTGGTGATAATTCTGTAGTTTTTTCAATCGTTATATCGTCAAGTCCTGTTGCAATATAATCAACATCTTGTGGAAGGTCAACTGTAAAGTTAGTAACCACACATGGAATATTGTTAAAAATAAAGTCACCGTACCCGTTTAATTTAACAATTGGAGGCGGTGCTCCAAGCGTTTCTGAGTCCCCTCCGTAAAACATTTTAGTTACTGAACGCAAATAATGTAGTGCCGCTACCCAGTACTGTGCTTCTATTCCGTTCTGTACAAAAAAGTCTCCAGTAATAACAAGTTGATCCACTTGTGAGTTCTGATAAGCAAAATAGGGGTAATTAGTATGTGTAGGGGCTATTGCACTATAGTTGGCAGAGTGTGCAACAATAATAGTAGGAGTAAACGGAAATACTAATCCGTTAGTATCACTTAAAGGCTTTAACAGTGGAGATGATTTGAAACTAGCAACATTCGGAACACTTAACCTAACACGCCAATCCCTAGCAGTTGGTCTTTTAAATTCAACTTTACCATCAGCAGATGCAAGAGGATTACCATCAATTGGTAAATTCTTAGAACGATTATTTTTAGCAAATCCATCTACATTAACAAAATCTGAGATATCTTGTGCCGCACTTTGTACGCCGGCCGCTAACGCAGATGCACCCTCTGTGACACCCTTTTTAATTGTATTACCTAATTTAGCTATATCAAAGTCTGACATTTGGCGAACTCCTTTACGTTATTTAGTTGACTTTATTAAGTATGTAGTTTATAATAGAGTATAACCTGGAGAAAACTTAAATGAGAAAAGTGAATTACTTAAACAATCGAGACTTGTTGTCTGAGATACATAAATCAAAGAGCACGTTCAGCAGTTTTATGGACCCTGCGGATGCACAATTTGACTTAATATTACCAAGTGTTGATAAAATTAACATTAGAACTATAGCAGAAGCTAAACGAGCCCAAGCTAAACGTATTGGTCATGCAGAATACGAACGAAGGAAGCTGGCTGGTGAGAAGGTTAAACAAGCTGAAACCGAAGTTGACTATAAAACAATAACCAAACAAGACGTGGTATTTAGGGTCATGACATATGATCATGTTCCAGAACAACCGGGTCGTAAGAAAAACCCTAAAACTATAGCTGATACTAAAGTTAAGTTAAATTTTCCTCCATACGTGCATTATAGGTTTAATGCTAACGATGAACTTGAACTTGTAGGTAAAAGTCATTGGGAAGGTGGTATGGAAAATGGTTACTTTAGTTTAAGTGGCGGACAAGCAACTAACAAACTTGCACTGATGTGGATGAAGTTGTGCGAACGCTATGCTACCCGAGGTAATGTACGTGGATATACATACAATGACGAAATGCGTGGACAAGCAATTCTCCAGCTAACGCAGATTGGTCTACAATTTGACGAATCAAAGTCTAATAATCCGTTTGCATATTATACTGCGGCTGTTACAAATAGTTTTGTAAGAATTATTAATATTGAAAAACGTAATCAAAATATTAGAGATGATATTCTTGAGATGAACAATATGAATCCTTCCTTTACTAGACAGAACCAAGGTCAGTGGGAAGCTGAACTTGAAAAGCATAAAAAAGCAACTGAAAAGAAATAGGTTGACACTTGAATCTATATGTTGTACAATAAAGTATAATTCGTGAGGTAAATGATTTGTTTAAAAAGGCCGCTGTCTTTACAGACATACACTTTGGACTAAAGTCCAATTCAAAAACGCACAATGACGACTGTGAAGAATTCATAGATTGGTACATTGAACAAGCTCAAGCCGCTGGCTGTGAGACTGGTATCTTTATGGGCGATTGGCATCATAATAGAAACAGTTTGAACATTACAACACTTGATGCTACTCTGCGTTCTTTAGAAAAGTTGGGTAAAGCGTTTGAAAACTTTTACTTCTTTCCTGGAAACCACGATTTATACTACAAAGACAAAAGAGATTTAAACTCTGTTGCATTTGGTAAACATATTGACGGCATTACAATGGTTAATGAAATTATGACCATTGGTGATAGCACACTTGTTCCTTGGTTAGTAGGAGATGAGTGGAAAAAGATTAGTAAAATTAAAAGCAAGTATATATTTGGACACTTTGAACTGCCTAGTTTCTATATGAATGCTATGGTACAGATGCCAGACCACGGAGAACTTAGAGCAGAACATTTCCAACACCAAGAATATGTGTTTAGTGGACACTTTCATAAGCGTCAAGTTAAAGGACCTGTACACTATATTGGAAATGCATTGCCACACAACTATGCAGATGCATGGGATGACGAACGTGGCATGATGATTTTAGAACACGATGGTGAACCTGAGTATATTAACTGGTGGAACTGCCCTAAGTATCGTACTGTAAAACTAAGTCGACTATTAGATGAGAAAGATACACTTATTAAACCTAAGATGTATTTGCGAGTTTCATTAGACTTACCTATTAGTTACGAAGAAGCAAGTTTTATTAAAGAAACATTTATTCAAGAATATGAATGCAGAGAGATTACACTGATTCCAAGTACACAAGACGAAGCTATGAACAGTGAAATTGACATTGCACAGTTTGAAAGTGTTGACGAGATTGTATCTAAAGAGATTGAAGCAATTGAATCAGAAAACTTTGACAAGAAAAAGCTGTTAGATATATACCGGGAGCTTGGTAGAGATGATTAAGATAAAAGAATTAACAGTTAAAAACTTTATGAGTGTAGGTAATTCTACACAAGGTGTTGATTTTGACCGCGAACAACTGACGTTAGTGCTTGGTGAAAACTTAGATCAAGGAGGTGACGATTCTGGGAGCCGTAACGGTACAGGAAAGACAACAATTATTAATGCGTTGTCATATGCTCTGTACGGCCAAGCACTAACTAACATACGCAAGGACAATTTAGTTAATAAAACTAATAACAAAGCGATGTTGGTAACACTTACGTTTGAAAAAGATGGTAGAAAATATCATATCGAACGTGGACGTAAACCTAATTTGTTAAAATTTAGTATTGATGATCAGGATCAAGAGATTACTGACGAAAGTCAAGGTGATAGTCGTAAGACTCAAGAAGATATCAACACACTTCTTGGCATGAGTCATACTATGTTTAAGCATATACTTGCATTAAACACATATACAGAACCCTTTCTATCATTAAAGAGTAATGATCAACGAGAGATCATTGAACAGTTACTAGGTATTACTATATTATCTAAAAAAGCTGACAGACTTAGAGAAGAATCTAAAAAAACTAAAGATCAGCTTACAGAAGAAACTGCTAGACTACAAGCAGTTACAACAAGCAACGAAAAAATTAAAGAAAACATTGATCGATTGCATACTAGACGCAAGGCTTGGATTTCTCAAAATAAACAAGACTGTGACAAGTTAGATAAAGCAATTAAAGATTTAGAAAAGCTAGACATTGACTCTGAGCTAGAAGCTCACGATCTTCTTAGTACTTGGTCAGAAAAAACTACCAAGAGTAACAATTTAATCAAAGAACGATCAACAGTTGAACGTGCATTAGAACAAGCTGACAAGAATATGAAGAAGTCTGGTAAAGAACTAGACGATTTAGAACACGCAAAGTGTTATGCTT